AAATGGCGGCAGAGTTAATCTACAATCAGGAACAAATATTAAAACTCTTAATCCTTTGTTTCCAGAAAGAAATGTTGATTTTATGTCAGACGAATTTCAACCAATAGATGTGCCTGGCGCGATAATACCTCCACTAGCTATTGGTGCAGCTGCAAAAAGATTAAGAGATACATTTTTTAGTAAAGACGAAGATAAAAAAGAAGGAGCTACAAAAAAGAAAAAAGAAGAGCCGTTAAAAGAACCACCTGATCCTTATCAAGATTTTGAAACTCTTGCAAAAATTTTAGATCAGTATCGTAAGTTTGATGAAGCAAGAAAAGAAAAAAATAAGAAGTCACCACCTGGAGTAAATATCTATCCAGACGGAACTGTTACTTTTAGAACTAAAAAAACACAACTGGATCCTGTTCCAGAAGAAGCTTATAAAATAGATAAAAAAGATGAACAAAACGCTTTAATATTTGCAAACAGACTTTTATCAAAACAAAATAGAGAAACTGGAGATATAACCAGAGAAGCTAAGTTTAGAGATTTAGCATTGTTTAGACAACAACCAAAATTAAAAAAATTTCGAAATAAATTTGATAGTTTAATAGATTTTAGAAAAAATCCTAACTTATTAAAAAAACAAGTTAGTGGTTTAAAAAAAGCAGGGGTTAATTTTAATGAATTTTTTAATCCAGCTGAAATAGCAAGTTTAATGGGTTTACCTACTCCTAGTGGGGTGACAGACTCTATAAGATCAGGACAACTTCCATTCAAAAAAATAGGTCCTTTTAAAGCGGTTAAATTAAATGATTATGCCGATTATATTACTAAACAAACTGAAAGGTTAAGTAGTGTTCAGCCCGTAGATGTAAGAACATTAGCCAGAACAAACTTTTTATCTGAAGTCGGAGGAACTATTTATAATAGATTTAAAGATATGAGAGCACCTAAAGAGTTACCTTTAAAGGTAAAAGAGGTTTATGATAAATATAATTTAAGGGCTATAGAAGGAGGTCATCCTTTTCCCGTAGAATTTTTTACTAAAAAATTTGGTAAAAAAGGAACACTACAAAAAACTAGGCAGTTTGATTGGATATATAGAAATAAAGATAAGTTGTTTGATAAAAACGATTTAGTTTTTCAAAGCACTGATGTTAATAAATTTTATAAAACTAAAATTGAAGACCTTAAAAAATTATATAAAGAACTAGGGCCTTTGGTTGATAAATACGAAGGAAAGGGCCCTGTAACTAATGAAAAAGATATTAATAAAATTTCTAAACTAAATTTAGACATTATGAAAATTGTTACAGAATCAGAGACCGATGCTAAAAAATTTATTGAAGAAAGTCCTAACTCAGTTGATTTAGAAAGAATGAGTAAAGGTGGATTACATGGTGCAACATTTAATTATGAAACTGGTGAGGTATCTTTATATGCTCCTGAAAAAGAAGCAGGTTTTGTAGAGGGTTCTGTTGGAGAAATTGAAACTGAAAAAGGCACAGTGCCTGGTGAAAAATTAAAACTAGCTGGAGATTATTTAGATATTATAAATCAAATTATTACAGATAGAGCCGATAAAAAAATATTTACAGATTATATAAGAAAAGATTTATTACCAAGATTTCAAAAAGGAGGACCTGTAGAAATATCTCCAATGCCAAGATTTAATTTTAGTAACGGTGGAGCAGCAGGGGCTGATGAAAGTTTTGCAAAAGAATTAGAGTATTATTTCTTAAACCCAGATTCAGAATTACCGCAAGCACAAAGTTTTAAAGAAACTATGAACCCTATAGAAATGTTAAATGATATGATAGATCCAAGAAATTTACCATACTACGCAGACGTTTTACTAAGATCAGGTGTTCGTGTAGGTGAATTTGCTGGAAGAATATTACCAGCAGCAGGACGATTAGCATCTGATTTAATTAAAAGACCTGCATTTAAAGTTACAGGTGATGGAGGTAATTATGTTCAAGATTATGATGAGGTGCCAGAAACAAATATAAAAGGCACAGGAATATTTACAGAATTTTTAGAAAACATAACACCAACTGCTACAGAAAAAGCAATTGGATTAGAGTCATTAATTCAAACAGAAGAACAAAAATTAAAAGACAGAAGATCAAGTATTGGTCCAAAAGTTTTTGCGGATACATTTGGTCTTGGGTTAGAACTTACAGCTCCAATATTTCCTGGTTTAAAATTATTAAATGCTTACTCAGCAGCAAAAAAATTACCTAAAGATAAAGTTACAGAGGAATTATTGAATAAAGAAATAGACCAAGTTCTTGCTCAAAAAGGTATGAGCAGAAGAGAATTTTTACAAATGTCTGGGGCAGGTGCAACAGTTGCTTTGGCTAAAATGTTAGGTATTGTAGATTTCTTTCCTAAAGCTGGTAAAGTTTCTAGAGCCGCTTCAAAAATGGCCATGGATACACAGGTTACAGGAATGCCTGCATGGTTTAAGGATGCAGTATACGCTATTGAAAAAAAAGGTATTTTAAAATCTAGAGGAGACATAAAAGGTATAGAGCCAGACTTTTTTGAAATGACACTAAATACAAAAGCTGGAAATAAAAAAGTGTTAATGAGTAAAAATGATAATACTGGCGAAATTACAATAGATTGGACTACAAATTATTATGATACAGAGATACCAGTTACTATAACTTATAAACCTGGAGAGTCAGGATATCAAAATTTATTATCTGATCCAGAGTTTCCACAATCTGTAGAGAGATATAATGTAGAGGTGGATGCACCTGAGTTTGAATATAAAACAGTTGATGTTGAAAGCATGGGACCTGAAGATACAAGTTTTGATTCTGCCATAAATTTAGATATTAAAGAAGAGGCGGACGCAGTTGTTGAGGCGTTAGAAGAATTAGGATTAACTTTAACAAAAGGTCAGAAAAAAGAAGCAGCAGAAAATTTTAAATACTATAATGAAGTTGAATTAGATAAAGGTGCTGGAGCAAACACTCAAAATCCCATAGATGAGAACGATGTGTTTACCCTCATGGACACTATTAAAAGAAACAAAAAATGATCAAAAGATTAACAAGAACAATACCACCTAAAAGGGGACCTAATCCACAAGGCTTGAATGTTCCCTTAAAACAAGTTAAAACAGTGAACCTGGAGAATATAAATGGCAGAAATAGACAAAACGTTACCCAACGTAAAAACATCTATCGAGGTTGACCCTCAAGAAGAAATAGAGATTGAACAACAGAAAGCAGAAGAAGCTGCTGACCCTGGAGTAGAAGTAAACCCGTTAGAGGATGGTGGTGTTGAAGTTAACTTTGATCCAAGTAAAGTTAACATAGAAGGCACACAAGGACACTTTGATAATTTGGTAGAATTATTGCCCGAAGAAGTTTTAGATCCGATTGGTAATGAGCTGGCACAAAATTACGTTGACTACAAATCTTCAAGAAGAGATTGGGAACAATCTTATATACAAGGTTTAGATCTTTTAGGATTTAAATATGAAAATAGAACAGAGCCATTTCAAGGAGCCTCGGGTGCAACACACCCAGTCTTAGCTGAAGCTGTAACACAATTTCAAGCTGGAGCTTACAAAGAATTATTACCCTCAGAGGGACCAGTTAGAACACAAGTAGTTGGTAAACCTGATTCAACAAAAGAGGCGCAAGCTCAACGTGTTAAAGATTACATGAACTACGAATTAATGGAAAACATGGAAGAGTATGAACCTGAATTTGATCAAATGTTATTTCATTTACCACTTGCAGGCTCTACTTTTAAAAAAGTTTACTACGATGATTTATTAGGTAGAGCAGTTTCTAAATTTGTTCCAGCAGATGATTTGGTTGTGCCATACATGGCAACAAGTTTAAATGATGCAGATTCAATAATACAAACAATTAAAATTTCAGAGAATGATTTAAGAAAACAACAAGTCGGTGGTTTTTACTCTGATATAGATTTAGGACCACCAAGTGACACAAATAAAAATGATGTAGAAAAAAAAGAAAAAGAATTAGATGGCGCTAAAAAAGTTGGTAAACAAGAACCAGTTTATAATTTATTAGAGTGTCACGTAAATTTAGATTTAGAAGGATTTGAAGACAAAGATGATGAGTTAAATCCTACAGGAATAAAATTACCATACATAGTTACAGTTGATGAAGGCTCAAAAAAAGTTTTATCTATTAGACGTAACTATCAACCCACAGATCCAAAGAGAAATAAAATTCAATATTTTGTTCATTTTAAATTCTTACCAGGTCTAGGATTTTATGGCTTTGGGTTAATTCACATGATTGGCGGATTGAGCAGAACTGCAACTGCTGCTCTCCGTCAATTATTAGATGCAGGTACACTATCTAATTTACCTGCAGGATTTAAACAAAGAGGAGTAAGAGTCAGAGATGAAGCTGCTCCAATACAACCTGGTGAATTTAAAGATGTTGATGCGCCAGGTGGTAGTTTAAGAGATGCTTTCTTTCCATTGCCTTACAAAGAACCATCTGCAACTTTGTTACAATTGATGGGTATAGTTGTTGGTGCAGGTCAAAGATTTGCAGCTATTGCTGATATGCAAGTGGGTGATGGTAATCAACAAGCTGCTGTTGGAACAACTGTTGCATTATTAGAACGTGGCTCACGTGTAATGTCTGCAATACATAAAAGATTATATACTGCTATGAGATCCGAATTTAAATTATTATCAAAAGTATTTAAAACTTATTTACCTCCAGTTTATCCATATGATGTCGTTGGTGCTACAAGAGAAATAAAACAAATGGATTTTGATGACAGGGTTGATGTTTTACCTGTGGCAGATCCAAATATATTTTCTATGGCACAAAGAATTACAATGGCACAAACAGAGTTACAACTGGCTACATCTAACCCACAAATACATAACTTGTATGGCGCATATAGAAAAATGTATGAAGCTCTAGGTGTAAAAGATATTGATCAAGTTTTACCCCCACCAGCTCCAATGCAACCAATGGACCCAAGTTTAGAACACATAAGTGCTTTGGGTGGTAAACCTTTTCAAGCTTTTAGAGGTCAAGATCATCAAGCACACATGACTGCGCATTTAACTTTTATGTCGACTAACATGGTTAGGAACAATCCACCTATCATGGCTGCTATACAAAAAAATATCTTAGAACATATTAGTCTAATGGCACAAGAACAAATAGAATTAGAGTTTGAAGAACAATTAAGACAAATACAAGTGTTACAAGTTCAAGCTCAACAGGACCCAATGGCTGCACAACAGATACAAAAGTTTGGACAAGACATTGAAGCTAGAAAATCTGTTTTGATTGCAGAGATGACAACAGAGTTTGCTAAAGAAGAAAAAGAAATTACATCACAATTTGATGCTGATCCTCTTTTAAAATTAAAATCTAGAGAAGTTGACCTTCGTGCTATGGAAAATCAACGTAAAAAAGATGCCGACATGGCACAAATGGACTTAAACAGAGCAAAATTAATGCAAGCAAGGGAGTTGTCAGACAAAAAATTAGATCAAAATGAAAATTTAGCTAAACTAAGAGCTGGGGTTAGCCTTGCAAAGACAGGAATTAACCAAGCCCAGGTTATGATAGAAGAATAATTATGCCATTAAACGAAAAAGGTAAAAAAATTATGAAATCTATGAAGAAACAGTACGGAAAAAAGAAGGGCGAGACTGTTTTCTATGCATCTAAGAACAAAGGTGTTATAAAAGGAGTGGAAAAAACTAAAAAAAGGAGCAAAAATGCAAAAACTTGATAAAATCAAAGAAGTTAAAGTTGCAGAACAGAGTATTGAAGTAGATCCTAGATCTAAAACTACTGCTGACCAAGCATTTAACTATATTGCAACAGGAAAACCTGAAATGCCAGTTGGCGGTCAGAAAAGAATGTTGCCAGAAAAGAAAAGAAACTCTAAGGCTTACTAATGGCTTGGTTTAGCCTTGCAAAAGTAGCTTTACAGGCTGGGACGCATATATTTAAGAAGCGTCAAGAGACGAAAATGGCTATGGCTGATGCACAACACATGCATGCAAAGCGTATGGCTGATGGTCAAGCCGAATACCAGGGCAAATTATTAGAAGCCCGACAATCGGACTGGAAAGACGAGTTCGTTTTACTTGTATTAACGGCGCCGATAGCAGTGCTTGCTTGGGCGGTGATATCAGACGATCCTGCGGCCATGGATAAAATGAAATTGTTCTTTGAGTACTTCTCGGCACTGCCGTCATGGTTTACAAATCTCTGGATCCTTGTTGTGGCGAGTATTTATGGTATAAAGGGAACACAAATATTTAGAAACGGAGGAAAAAAATAATGGCAAACAATAGATTTAATAAACAAGTTACGCCTAAAGGTTATAGAAAAGGTGGACCTGTTGACAAAATAAATAAAGCTTTTAAACCAAAAAAGAAAAAAGTTAAAAAGAAAAAATCTTTTCCTGACTTAAACAAAGATGGCAAAGTAACTTTTGCTGACGTGTTAAAAGGAAGAGGAGTAAAAGCAAAAGCATAATGGCTCGTCCAGGTTTATATGCAAACATCCACGCTAAGAGAAAACGTGGTGGCAAGATGCGTAAAAAGGGTGCTAAAGGTGCACCAACTGCAGCTAACTTTGCAAGAGCAAAACAGACAGCGAGGAAAAAATAATGACTAAATTATGTCCTAGAGGTAAAGCGGCAGCGAAGCGAAAATTTAAGGTGTATCCGTCAGCGTATGCTAATGCCTACGCTAGTAAAATTTGTGCAGGTAAAATTAAAGATCCATCTGGTGTTAAAAGAAAAGATTTTAGAGGTAATAAAGCTGAAGGCGGACTTATGGAAGCCACAGCTAGATTAAAAAAAGAAGGTTTCAAAAATGGTGGCATAGCTAAAGGTTGTGGAAGAGTTATGTCAGGTAAGAGAAAAGTTACAAAAATATATTAATGACATGGCAAAGAATGGTCTTGATAAATGGTTTGCTCAAAAATGGGTAGACATAGGAAGTAAAAAGAAAGACGGTTCTTTTTCAAAATGTGGAAGATCCAAACAAAAGAAAGACGCTAAACGTAAATATCCAAAATGTGTTCCTCTTGCAAAAGCAAGAAGTATGAGTGAAGGTCAAAGAAGATCGGCTGTTGCAAGAAAAAGATCAGCTGGCAACACGGGACCTAAACCTACAAATGTAAAAACTTTTACTAAAAGAACAAAAGCAATGGGTGGTGGTTTTATGGCTAAAAGACAAAGAATGAGCATGGTGTAGTGAGAAGACAAGATAGACAACCACCTAAAACTAAAAAGTATTTCAGACCTACAAAGTCTGGGGCAGGGATGACTAAAGCTGGGGTCGCCCGATATAGAAAAGAAAATCCTGGCTCTAAACTAAAAACAGCGGTCACTGGCAAAGTCAAACCAGGATCTAAAGCTGCTAAAAGACGTAAATCATTCTGCGCTAGAAGTGCAGGACAAATGAAGAAGTTTCCTAAAGCTGCCAAAGATCCTAACTCAAGACTAAGACAGGCTCGCAGAAGATGGAAATGTTAACATGAGAAAAGCAAAAATGGGAGGCGGCATGATGATGAAAAGAGATGTTGCTATGAAAAAAGGTGGAAAGATCCCTCCACAACTTAAAAAGTACGTGATGGCTAAAAAGAAAAAAGCCAAAATGAAAAAGAAAGCATAATGGTTAAGAAGATAAAAAAAGTTGCCAAAGCTTTAAAGAAAGCTTCTGCTTTACATAAGAAACAAAGTAAAGTTATAGAGAAGCATATTAAGGAGATGAAACGTGGTGGATCCAAAAAAAGGTACG